GATGAGAGTGAAAGCCCTTTAGAGAAATAAAGTTCGGTGATGATTCAGCGCATTGGCTGATCGCTCATCTGGCTCACGAATACCATATTGCGCCTTCGCTTCTTTTGAATGAGAGTGAATCGATGTTGAACACGATGCTTGCTTACCATAAGTGGGTGGTGAAGCAAGCGAATCGCAGACGCAGATAGTTGTATGATGTGCGGCTATGGCTAACGAGATAAAGTTCTATGGCATCAACGAAACCCTGATCTATCTGAAAAGATATGAAGAAGATTTGTATAAGTCGTTACGAAAAGACTTGGTTACTAAAGCGACTCCGTTGGCACAACTTGTTGGCTCACGGTTTCCTGATGAACCTTTGTTGAACTGGCATAGTTCGGGTGGCAGATTGGCTTCGGCTTCACGGCTGCCTCCTTATATGGGTGGTAAAGCAAAATCAAGTGTCAAACCAAAAACTGGTAGTGGTTCGAGTCGGGGTGGCACTAGAGCAAGTGTGATCTTGCGTATTCAACAAAATGATGGTGGTGGTCAGGTTTATGATTCGGCTGGTTCAAAGACGAGAGGCGCACGAGGCGCAGGTGCTACACAAGGTCAAAAGTTTATTGCTAATCTAGATAAAAGGAAAAGACTTCAATCAACTGGTAGCAAAACTCGTTCTCGTATTTTGTTTGGTGCAGTCAAAGCAAACGAAAAAATGATTGAGCAAGACATACTTGAAGTGATCAAAAAAGTTGATGCCTACACAACGAAGGCAATCAACGCTGGAACAGGAAGATAATTTATGGCAGTTGGCGTAAATATAGTCTCCGATTTCAATGCGAAGGGCATACAGCAAGCGATCCGTGATTTCCAGAAACTCGAGGGTGCAGGGAATAAAAGCACTTTTGCTTTAAGAACTTTTGACAAAGGTTTAACGAACGGTCTAAAAAACTTAGCGAAGTTTGGTGCTGCTGTCGGTGCTGTTGCTGGTGTGGTCGGTTTCAAACTTGTATCTGCCGCATACGAATCACAGAAAGTTTTGGCACAAACCGAAGCGATCATCAAATCTACAGGTAGTGCTGCTGGTGTTACGGCAACAGGTGTAGCGAAACTGTCTGAAAAGTTGTCTATGCAGATCGGTGTAGATGATGAGTTGATTCAAAAGTCTGCAAACTTGTTGCTCACTTTCAAACAAGTTCAGAATCAGGTTGGTCTTAACAACAACATTTTTGATCAAGCGGTAACTCTTTCACAAGATTTAGGTAATGTTTTTGGTTCTGCTGATGCAGCAGCGATGCAATTAGGTAAGGCGTTGAGCGACCCTGAGAAAGGTATCACTGCGTTACGCCGTGCTGGTATCAACTTTACTGAGCAACAGAAAGAACAGATCAGAACTTTGGTTGCTTCTGGTGATGTTTTGGGCGCACAGAAACTTATTTTGGCAGAAGTTGAATCGCAGGTAGGTGGAACGGCTGCTGCGTCTGCTACTGGTTTTGACAAGATGCGTGTTGCTTTAGGTAATGTTGCCGAAAAGTTTGGTGGGTTGTTGATTCCTATTGTTGAACGGTTCGCTACTTTTGTTATTGAAAATGTTGTGCCATACCTAAACAGGCTTGCTGATGTTATTGGTGAAGAAGGTGTTGGTGGCGGTATCCGTATGTTGGCTGGAGACTTCTTGGATATGACTACAAATATGGGCAAGTTCGGGAACACGATGCTTGTTTTGATTGCTGCGTTTGTTGCGTTTCGTTTGGTTGCGATTGCTGCTGCTATTTCACAGACTTTGTTTAATGTCGCTTTGTTGAGCAATCCAATAGGTATTGCTGTTGCTGCGTTCATCGCTATCGGTGTTGCTGTCGTGGCTGCGTATATAAAGTTTGAAGGTTTCCGAAAAGTCGTTAATGCTGTAATCAACTTTGTGATCGGTTATCTAGAAAATATGGTGAACATATACATCAAGGGCATCAACTTGATTATTGACGGATTCAATTTGTTGATTAAGGCTGCAAACTTTTTTGGTGCAGGTCTGCCAGAGTTGAGCAAGATTGGTGAAGTTTCTTTCGGGCGTATCGGCAGCGCAGCACAGAAAGCATCTGACCAAATCTTTAAGACCATTGATTTGATTCGTCAAGCAAAGAACGCTGAACGAATGGGCACTGCGCCAGTGTTCACAACACCAACAATCACAACACCGACTGGTGGCGGTTCAGGTGAATCACCGATTGAGAAAGCCAAGAAAGCGTTAGAGAAATACACTGACGCAATCAAAGGTGTAACTCAAGCACAACGATCTTTGAAAGATGCCAACAAACAACTGAACGAATCAAACAAGAGTCTGTTAGAGAAAACACAAGCACTTGCCGAAGCGCAAAAGCGTTTCAATCTCATCACGAACGGCTACGGCAAAGATTCTAAAGAAGCAAAAGACGCTGACAAAGAACGAGGCAAAGCACAACGAGGATTAGAACGGGCTAACTATGGGCTTGAACAGGCAGTGTTCGCTGTTAAAGATGCCGAAAAAGCGTTGGCTGATCTTCGCAAAGACCCTGAGGCAACACCACAGGCGATTCGTCAGGCTGAAATTAGTTTGGCTGAAGCAAAACTTTCTGTTGCTGACGCTACCGACAGTCAGCGAGAATCGACCCAAGCATTGACAGATGCACAACTTCGTTTAGATGAAGCGATCACTGGTGCAAAAGTAGGCAGTGAAACTTTCAAAGATGCGGTCAAAGAATTAGAAGAAGCACAGAAGGCTGAGGCTGATGCTAGTGATTCGGTTACGGCTGCTCTTGAGCGTCAAACTGATGCGGTTGAGAAGTTGGCTGACGCTGAGAAGAAACGCCGTGAGGCTGGCAAAGATGTCCCTGCTGCTGCTCGTGAGGCTGCTGATGTTGCCGAAACTTTCAAGGGCATCATCGCTGATAGTGGTTTGGGTTCAATCATTCCGAAAACTGCTGAGCAGATCGCTGTTGAGAAAGGTTTGCTTACACCTGAACAGGGACTTGAGTTAGAGCGAAGGCGTGGCATTGTTCCGTTTGCTTTGGGTGGGATTGTTACTTCACCGACTGTTGGTTTAGTTGGTGAGCGTGGTGCTGAGGCAATCATTCCGTTAGATCGTATGGGTTCAATGGGCAGCACATACAACATTTCTGTAACTGCTGGTATGGGTGCTGACGGAAAAGATATCGGCACACAAATTGTGAACGCTTTGAAACGGTATGAGCGAACGAATGGTGCTTTGCCTCTGACGGTGGCTTAATGGCTACCACTCTTGCTTCAGGTGAGCAGATCACCGTTCTTGCTGAGGTTGGTTTCATCACCAACTTCTTTGTGCTTGACGATATTGATGCAGGCGTTTTAGATAACACACAGTTTGTTCTTGACGGAAACCTTGAAGGTGTGGACATTACCGAATATTGTCAAGAGGTTTCGATTACTCGTGGCAGATCAGATCAGTTCTCACAGTTCAATGCAGGTCAGTGTTCAATCACTTTGCTGAATAATGACAGACGGTTTGACCCGATCAATACGGCTTCGCCTTATTATGATGTTACGGCTGGGCGTTCAGGTGTTGTGCCACGCCGAAAAATTACGATCACTTCAGGTGTGAACCATTTGTTCACGGGGCGTATCACCGATATTGATGTGGTCTATAACTACGATCTCAGCACGGTTCAGTTCACGGCTGCTGATGATTTTGTTTTGTTGGCGAACACGGTGGTCGAGAATGATGTAACGCCTAGCGTGGAGTTGTCTGGTTCACGGGTTGATTTTCTTTTGGATTTGCCTGAGATTGATTACCCTTTGACTTCACGGGACATTGACGCAGGGCAAACAACGCTGGGCGCATACCAAATCAATGCGAACACAAACGCCCTAACCTATTTGCAGTCAATCGCTACGAGTGAACAGGGTGCTTGTTTTGTGGCTGCTGATGGCAAACTGACTTTCACAGATCGGTTGTCTGCTTCGTTCGCACCGACTATGGCGGTGTTCTCTGACGCTGGCACAGACATTCCTTACACAGCGTTGCAGGTTATTTATGGGCAAGAGTTTCTATATAACCGTATTCAAGCAACGGTTGAGGGTGGCACAGTTCAGGTCGCTGACAACGCCAGTTCGCAAACAGAGTTCGGTATCAGCACTTTTGCGTTACCCAACTTATTGCTTCAGAATGATGCTGCTGCTTTAACTTTGGCAAACTATTTGGTGGCTTTATATGCTGAGCCACAGTATCGTTTCGATGATCTTGGGCTGGTCGTTTCGGCTATGAGTTCAGGTGATCGGAACACGATTAACGCTCTCGAACTTCAAGATGTGGTTGAGATCACCCGAACCTATACGACTGGCAGCCCTGCTTCGGTTACAGAACTTTATGCGGTTGAGCGTTTGAATCATTTGATTACGGCTGGTGAGCATCGGGTGTCTGTCG